CGCAAATGGTTGGAAGTATGATATTGACCTCCATAATGATGTCCGTGATATAGGTATAATTTACCTAATTTTAAGTGTTTTCCAAAGGGAATATATTTATATCCTCTATCCTTTAGATTAACTGCATTAGCAAATTTATACTGAGGTATGTAAGGATACTTTTCTACAGCAAAGTTTAACCAGTTATCGTGGTTACCTTCTGTGATGTATCTCTCGTGACAATTAACTTTGTCAAGAACCTCATCAATCTGGTCCATACCAGCATTAACATCTTTTACATCTTTTTCGAAATCATCTATAAGGTATTCTAATGGTGGAGCTTTTTTTCTTTTAAATCTCCAAGCACTAAATGAGTGCCATTCCCCAACATCACCTATATCTACATACGCATCAGGCTTAACTATCTCTATAGCTTTTTTAAGGCAGTTTATGGCTGGTTGGTCGTGTAAAGGAAAGTGTTTGTCAGGCGTTACTATTACTCTTTTAACTACGCCTCTATCCATCTACTTTATCTCACTTTTTATTTGTTTAATACGATATAAAAAATAAGCGATAAGCACTACCATATATCCCATCTCTATTACTGGACCAAATAAATCAATACACTTTACAAAATATCCACTTAAACCAAGCGTACCAACCTTTAGACTGTCAATGTCCAAAATCTACCTCTTTTACCCTATCACTTAATTCTTTTGCTCTATTAGGTGTTTGTTTTGCCCAAAGGCTATCTAGCATCTCTACTGATGCTTCTTCAAACTGTCTGTCTTGTAAAAAAGAAATAGTTTTTTTAAACTTAGAAAAACCATTTACACCTAATTGATAACACATTTCTAAAATAACATTTTTGATCTCTTGTGGCATATACATAAACCAACTAAACTTAAAATTAACACTATCTTCTAAATTGTGTAATTTACGTTCAAGAATAATGTCGCAAATGTCCTTATCTAACTCTAAATCTTTAATTGCAAAGCCGTAGCCTATAGTATCTATACCTAAACTATCTTTATACACTATACCTACATATCCTTCGTGTTCTTTAATGCTGTCTATTAAGCTCATTTATTCTTTCTAAATATTTTATCGTAATTTTCTTTATACTTCTTATCAGTTGTCTTAATGCGATAAAAACTACCTTTACCATTTTTTGTTATTTTCCCTGCTACCTTTAATGGAACTTTACTCATAATTTATTTTTTTTTCTTTTTTTTAGGTTTAGGTTTGTTAATTACTTTAAGTGTTCTTCTGTCTTGTACTTGTACATAACCTTTTTCTTTTAAGTCTTTAACTTGCTTGATAACATCTCTATCATCACTTTGTTCTGAAATTCTTTTAACTCTTTTATCTTTTTTATACCAATATTGTGCCATTATCTCTCCTGTTTTATATGGGGGTAGTCGCCCACCCCCACATAATGATTAACTTGACTATTGCTTATGAAGCGTTAGTTAGTTTGTATCCACGTTTGTTATTTGATGAATCAAGTAGTTTAGCACCATAAATCATATCTGCAACTACTCTTGTTCCAAGTGCATCAATACTGTATGCAGATTGAACTCTTACATCTTGTTGTACAGCACAAACAGCTGCTGATTTATGAAAAATCGCACCTGATATTGCTGTTCCTGCTGTAGCAACTGTATTTGACATATATACATTAATACCAAATAACTTCCCTATGAAACCTTTAGTACCACCATCATAAAGAACTGTTCCAGACCCACTTGCATCTGCTCTCCAAAAGTTTTTAGAGATACCTGCATTAGGATCCATAATGTCTGCTGCTAATGTTGGATTAACAACAAATGAACAATCGCCATCCATATAAGGCACATCATTTTCACCTAAGTTGGCAAGTGCTGCTTGAAACTCTGCTGCTGTCATAGCATCATCTGCTGCTAATGTAGCACCTTCATTAACACCATCAAGTTCTGCCCAAATATCAGCATCTACTGCTCTAGCAATAGCTTCACCAAACATCATAGTGTATTTAGATACTAAATCAGCTTCTGATTGTATTGATAAAATATCTTCAAACAACATAGCGTTGTATTTATGTTTATTTAACACTAACTGTGAAACTGTTGTATCAGTAGCATCGTAAGTAACTAATGTATTAGCTGCTTTATCTGCTGCTGCAACTAAATCAATTTGAGGTATGTTTACTGTATCACCAAAACCTTTTGATTTAACTAAAGCAGAATAATCTTCAACTAAGTTTTTAAATACTGTTCCTCTTTCAAAGAACCTGTAAATTCCGTCTGCCCATATTTCAGGTACGAAATCGTCAGCTGTTGATGTAGTATGTGCTGCACCGACAAAGGCTGTTCCGTTTATAGCCATTTATTTCTCCAATCTAATTTACTCTCTTTCAACTGCATTTTGCCTTCAAGTAGAGTGTTTATTAAGTTTTTTTAAAAGACTTAACTATATTTGCCCAATTAGATCTTTTATCTTCTGCACTCAATTTAGTCCAGTCGCCAATTTCTTTTTCAGGAGTTTTTACAGTAGCTCTTACTTGTGGCTCATTTGGAGCTTTTATGTCAAGTTGAGATACCATAAACTCTAATACATCTAAGTCTTTATTGTTAAATTGTTCACGCTTATCTTCAGGTAGCTTTTCTAATAAAGCAACTTTTCTCTTTTCAACTAAAAGTTCATATTTTTCTTTATATGAATTTAGAGAATTGTTTTCACTTTCTAGCTTTTCAGCTAAAGTTTTAAATTCTTCTTTTTCTTTTAATTTGTTATTTTCTTGTGATTTAAGTTGTTTTTGTAAATCTGCTAATTGAGTTTCAGCATCTTGTGCTCTTTTTCTGTACTTTTTGCTCTCTGCTATGTACTCATTCTGAGCTGATTCCTGAGTAACATTCTCTGTATCATTATCCACTACTGTTTCATTTGATACTACATTTTCTTCGGACATACTGCCCTCCTATATGTTGTGTATTTGTTATTGCAAAATACTATATCTTGCATTTCTCCTACTTCGTAAGTTAAATTAGAATGGTAGACTTATGCAAGTTTTAAATGATTACAAACAAAAATGGTTCGACTTTTTAGGGTACGAACCTCACGAGGGTCAGAGAAAGTTGCACTTTCCTACTAAAGAATCTGCAAGGTTTTTTGTTATGGTTTGTGGGAGGCGATTTGGAAAGACGACTGCGAGTGCTATGGAAGCAACCTTTTATGCTTCTCAGCCTAATCAACGGATATGGCTCGTAGGTCTTTCGTATGATAAAGCCGATTTGATGTTCAGAGAAGTATGGGATAAGATGGTAAAAGGACATCAGAATGACATTATTAAGGCTTCCGAAAAAGAAAGATATATCAAATTCAAGTGGGGTACTACTGTAGAAGCTAAATCGGCAGACAATCCTGATTCACTTGTAGGTGAGGGGTTAGATTTACTGATAATAGATGAAGCAGCAAAAGTTAGACCTAGAATTTGGGATATGTATTTATCTCCCACATTATCTGATAGAAAAGGTAAAGCTGTATTTATTTCAACGCCAGAAGGGTTTAATTGGTTATATGATTTATTCTTACTTGGAAAAAGTGATGAACTTTGGGAATCACACCAAGCTCCATCTTGGGATAATGGTTTTGCTTTTCCTGAAGGTCAAGACGACAGGTTTCTTATTGAAAGAAAGCGTAATATGGCTAAAGAGCTATATGACCAAGAGTATGGAGCACAATTTACATCGTTTGAAGGTAGGGTTTATCCTTTTGATAGGAATCTTGATGTCGGCTACTATCCTTATAACCCACATCTTCCTACTTTTTGTAGTATTGATTTTGGGTACAGGATGCCTTCTGTGGGATGGTATCAAACCTACAGAGTAAATGGTGAATGGCATATAAATATGATAGACGAGATAATACACGAAACAAACATTAAAACAGATGAATTAGCACAAAGAATTAGAAGTAAAAAATATAATGTTATGAGATATTATGGTGACCCAGCAGGTTTACAAGCACAAGGACAGTCAGGCGTAGGAGATATAGAAATTTTTAGAAAAATGGGTATAGCAGTAAACACAATAACAGATAAAGCATCAAGAAGCATAACAGCAGGTGTAAATCACGTTAGAAGTTTTGTAGAAAACGCCAATGGCGAAAGATATGTCCATTTAAACAACAACTGCATAGGTATGGCAGAAGATTTAGAAAGTTACAGGTATCCAGAAGCTCAAGATAGTAAGCCGTTAAAACAAGAACCATTAAAAGACGGATACCACGACCACGGATGTGACCAATTAAGATATTTTTTTATTAACCATTTTCCAATTAAAAACAGACAGATAAAAGTGAGGAACAGATGATATATGATTATTCAAAACAAGCTGTAAAAGAGAGCTTGAACGCACTAAAAATAGAAAACCACAAGATGAGAGAAGGTTATGTACACAAATTGTTAGATTATTACAATGGTAACAATACAAAGTATTATATAGAAGGTAGATTTGATTTAGATGCTTTTAGAGAAGTTCCACCTTACGAGGCGAACATAACTAAAAAGTTTATAAATAAAATGTCAAGAGTTTATACAGTAGGTGCTGATAGAAATGTTAATGAAAAATACGATAGAATATCTGTTTTAAAAGATTCTAAAATGAAACACATAGAAAGAATGACACGTTTAATTGGAACTATAGCTTGTAGAATTATGTATGTAGATGACGATATGCCTCACTTTGATTATCAACCTATTTATTATTTTCACCCTTTCTTTGGCGAAGACCCATTTAAACCTGTAGCTATCTCATATCCTCTAATGAATTACACAGACGATGTATCTAATTCAGAAATTTGTCAATACATACATTGGAATGACGAAGTATATATTATATTTGACGAAAATGGTAGAGTAATAGAAGAAAAACCACACGGATATGGTACATTACCGTTTGTATTTACACATAGAGAACATCAAAGTGATGCTTTTTATGTAGAAGGTGCAAATGACATAATGAGTGCTAATGAACACATAAACATTACAATGACAGAGATGCAACTTGGTTTAAGGTTTCAAATGTTTGGACAACCAGTAGTATCAGGTGCAGATTTAGGAAATAATCAAAGATTTGGTTCAGATGTTATTTTAGAACTACCTTCTGATGCAAATTACAACATTTTATCTCCAGCAGGTGATATTAACAAGGTTATAGAGAATGTAAAGTTCCAAATGGAGCTTGTAGCACAAAATAACCACTTATCTGTACAATTTGCACAAGATGGTGGCGAAACTCCTAGTGGTATAGCCTTAAAAATTAAGGATTTAGAAAGTTTTGAAGATTATCAAGACGATTTAGCACTATGGACACAATATGAACACGAAATGTACCAAGTTGAACGTAAAATAGCACAAACATTAGGTATAGGTATGCCAGAGGCGTTAAAACTAGACTTTAATGAGCCTGAATACCCAATGACAGTACAAGACCAGATAGCACTAGACAATCATAGACTATCACTAGGATTAATGAGTAAAGCCGAACTAATGGTTGAATACAATAAAGACTTAACTATAGAAGAAGCAAATGCTAAACTAACTGCAAACCAAGCACTAATAGAGCCTCAAGATGATAACAGTCAAGTATAATATTGATTTTAAAAAAGCTCTTAAAGAGTTAGAAAAAGAAAAGCTATCAGAAACTCTAAATGAAGGTGTTGCAGATAAATTTGCTAAAAATTCTTTTAAA